AGCTTGAAGGATTAGATACCACGATTGACTGGAAGAATACTTCAGATAACTCCTATGATGGGGAGAAATTACAGCTACTACTACATGATGAGAGTGGTAAATGGGAGAAGCCTGAGAATATCTTAAACAACTGGCGTGTTACAAAGACATGTCTACGTTTAGGTAGTAGAGTTATTGGTAAGTGTATGATGGGATCAACATCAAATGCTTTAGATAAAGGAGGTAGCAACTTCAAGAAATTATATAACGATTCTAGCTGTACTGTTCGTAATTCAAATGGCCAGACAAAAAGTGGGTTGTATAGTTTGTTTATCCCTATGGAATGGAATATGGAGGGGTTTATAGATCGCTTTGGAATGCCTGTTCTTAGAACACCTGATAAACCAGTGATAGGAATTGACAATGAGCCTATTATTCAGGGAGCTATAAATTACTGGGAGAATGAAGTAGATTCTTTAAAACAAGATCCAGATGCTTTAAATGAATTTTATAGACAGTTTCCTAGAACGGAGTCTCATGCTTTTAGGGATGAAAGCAAGCAATCGATCTTTAATCTTACTAAGATATATCAGCAAATTGACTATAACGATTCTTTAATTACCGACAGATATGTAACCCAAGGGTCATTTTCTTGGGAGAATGGAATTAAGGATACTAAGGTAATATGGACGCCTAATAAAAGAGGAAGATTTTTTGTAACTTGGTTACCTGAAAGAGCATTACAAAATAATGTTATAACGAAAAACGGAAAGAAGTACCCTGGCAATGAACATGTTGGGACTTTTGGATGTGATTCTTATGACATTTCTGGTGTAGTTGTTGGTAAAGGGTCTAACGGTTCTTTACATGGATTGACGAAATTCAATATGGATAACGCACCGAGTAATGAGTTTTTCTTAGAATATATCGCTCGCCCTCAAACGGCGGAGATATTTTTTGAAGAAGTTTTAATGGCTATAGTATTTTATGGAATGCCTATTTTATGTGAAAATAATAAACCAAGGCTATTGTATCATTTAAAAAACAGAGGCTATAGAGGGTACAGTATAAATAGACCGGATAAGACTTTTAATAAATTATCAAAAACAGAGAGAGAATTAGGTGGGATTCCAAATTCAAGTGAGGACGTTAAACAATCTCATGCTTCTGCGATTGAATCATATATAGAAAAACATGTTGGGTTAGATATGGAGGGATCTTATAGAGATCAAGATGATATGGGAGTAATGCATTTTCATAGGACTCTGGAGGATTGGGCGAAATTTGATATAAACAATAGAACCAAGTTCGATGCGTCTATAAGTACTGGGTTAGCTATAATGGCTAATCAAAAACACCTATATACCCCGACTAAAGAAAAATCGAAAATAAGCATTAACTTTGCTAGATATAATAATACAGATTCTGTTAGCCAATTACTTAGATAAATGAAAGATGTAAAAATACAAGTTAACTCTGCTGCTTTTCCCGATCAATTCGCGTCAGATAAAGTTAAAGACACAATAGAGTTTGGATTACAGGTTGGGCAGGCAATACAATATGAATGGTTTCGTAAGGATAGCGGGTCGTGTAGGTTTTATAATCAATGGGCCGACTTCAATCGATTAAGGCTATATGCAAGGGGTGAACAGTCTATTGCTAAGTATAAGGACGAAATATCAATTAATGGTGACTTAAGTCATTTAAATTTGGATTGGACCCCAGTTCCTATTATCCCAAAGTTTGTGGATATCGTAGTGAACGGAATGTCTGATAGACTTTTTAAAATTAAAGCGTATGCGCAAGATGCAATGTCTGCTGAAAAAAGAAATACGTTTCAAGATATGGTACAGGCTGATATGGTTGCTGCACCGCTGTTACAACAACTTGAAAAGGATTTTGGTATTCCTGTCTTCAGTGTAAAAGAAGAGGAACTTCCAGGAAACGATGAAGAGTTAGAGTTATACATGCAAATGAAATTCAAGCCAGCAATTGAGATCGCTGAAGAAGTAGCGATTAATACTTTGTTGGATGAAAACCATTATGCAGATACAAGAAAAAGAGTTGACTATGATCAGACGGTTCTGGGAATAGGAATGTGTAAACACATGTTTCTACAAGGAACTGGGGTTCAGGTTGAATATGTGGATCCAGCTAATGTGGTATATAGTTATACTGAAGATCCTTATTTTAAAGATAATTTTTATTGGGGAGAGATTAAAACTGTGCCAATTGGAGAGTTGATTAAAATCGATCCTTCATTAACAAATGCAGATCTACTTGAGGTTTCTAAGTACAGTCAAGACTGGGCGCAATACTATGATGGAGCGCAAGCTTACAATGATAGTATGTTTAGTAGAGACACTGCAACATTACTATACTTCAACTATAAATCTACACATTCTTTTGTTTATAAGAAAAAAGAAATGGCTGACGGAACTTTTAAGACCGTTGAGAAAGATGATGAGTTTAATCCAACAGCAGAAATGCAAGAGGAGGCGAAGTTTAAAAAAGTAGAAAAAAGAATAGATGTATGGTATGATGGTATAATGGTGATGGGTACTAATATTGTTCTTCAATGGAAATTGAGTGAGAATATGGTTCGTCCAAAGTCCGCTAATCAGTATGCTAGACCAAATTATATTGCGTGCGCTCCACGAATGTACAAAGGAGCAGTAGAGTCTTTAGTTCGTAGAATGATCCCATTCGCGGATTTAATTCAAATGACTCACTTAAAAATTCAACAAGTAGTTTCACGTTTAGTTCCAGATGGTGTCTTTATTGATGCTGATGGGCTTAATGAAGTGGATCTAGGTACTGGTGCTGCATATACTCCGGAAGACGCATTACGTTTGTATTTTCAAACAGGTAGTGTTGTTGGTCGTAGCTATACGCAAGATGGCGAGTACAATAATGCAAAGGTTCCTATTACACAGTTAACCGCAAGTAGTGGAGCTAATAAAATGCAAATGCTAATTGGTAACTATAATCATTATTTAGATATGATTAGATCGGTTACTGGACTAAATGAAGCGCGTGATGGTAGTATGCCAGATCCTAATTCATTGGTTGGTATTAATAAGTTAGCTGCTTTAAATTCAAATACAGCAACAAGACATATTTTGCAAGCAAGCTTATATATGACACGAAGTTTAGCGGAATGTTTATCAATTAGAATGGCTGACATACTAGAGTATGCAGACTTCAAAGATGAATTTGCGATGCAGATTGGTAAATATAATCTTCAAATTATTGAGGACATAAAAGATCTATATCTATATGATTTCGGGATCTTTATTGAAATGTCTCCTGATGAGGAAGAAAAAGCAATGCTTGAGCAGAATATTCAAATGGCTTTATCTCAGCAAAATATAAGTTTAGAAGACGCTATAGATATTCGAGAAATCAATAATCTAAAAATGGCTAACCAGTTACTAAAACTTAAGCGTAAGCAGAAAGAAGAAAAAGAGCAGGCGCAGCAAATGCAAGCTCAAGAGATGCAAGCGCAACAGCAAATGCAAGCTCAAGAGGCAGCAGCAATGCAGCAAATGCAAATAACACAAGCGACATCCGCAGCTAAGATGGAGACTATGACGGCTCAAAGCCAGATGGAAATTCAGAAAATGCAAATGGAGGCTCAGTTGAAAACTAAGTTAATGGAAGTGGAGTTTAACTATCAAATGCAATTACAAGGAGTAACGGAAAGTCAATTGGACACTAGAGAACAGAACCGAGAAGAGGAGAAAAATAACAGGTTAAATAAACAGTCTTCTAATCAATCAAGAATGATTGAGCAGAGAAAACGTAATTTACCTTCTATTTCTTTTGAGTCTAATGAGGATAGTTTAGATGGTTTTGATCTATCTGAATTTAACCCAAGATAATTAAATTAAATAGTATTAACTTTATAAAAATTAAATCAAATGGAATTTCAAGTAAAAGAAGTAACTAAAGAAGAGAAGTCTCGAGTGGAAGTTGAAACAGAAATGTTAAAAAAACATGAAGAGAAGTTTGCGGATCCATCACCTAAAGATGATGGTGTAGATCGCGTAGATCTTAGAAACGGATTAGATACATTAACTGACGGAAACGAAGGAAACGAAGGAGAGGAAATAAGTGGATTGGTAAAGGAAGTTGAAGAACTTGCAGAAGAACCACAGGAATTAAAGGAAGATGACATTCTTTCTTATATAAAGAATAGGTATGATAAAGATATAAATTCTATTGATGAACTGTTTGCGGAAAAAGAGGCAAACGTTGAGTTACCAGAAGACGTATCTGCATATTTAAAGTATAAACAAGATACCGGGCGTGGAATCAGTGACTTTTACAATTTGCAAAAGGATATTGAGGGAATGGACGATGATGTTGTACTTGCTAACTATTACGCGTCAACCGAAGATGGGTTGGACGAAATAGACATTCAAGATCTAATTGAGGATAAGTTTAGTTTCGATGAGGAATTAGATGAACCGAGAGAGATTAAGAAAGTTCAGTTAGCGAAAAAACGCGAACTCGCTAAGGCGAAGAAGTTTTTAAATGACGAGAAAGATAAGTACAACATTCCTCTTGAGTCAAGTGGGGGTGCATTATCCGAAGATCAGGAAAAAAGCCTTGATGCTTATAAGAGTTACATAGAGGAATCTAAAAGCGTAGAAGAACAAAACAGGAAGAAGCAAGAGTTTTTTGTAGACAAAACAAACAGTGTGTTTAACAGTGATTTCAAAGGTTTTGATTTCAATGTGTCTGATAACAAATTCACCTTTAAACCTGGTACTGCGGAAGAGTTGAAAAACGTTCAATCAAATGTTGGCAATTTTATTGGTAAATATTTGGATAAAGATGGTTTAATAACAGACGCGGTAGGTTATCACAAGGCATTGTCAGTGGCAATGAATCCTGATAAATTTGCTCAATATTTCTATGACCAAGGTGTAGCTAATACTGTAGATGATGTTTCTAGAAAGTCTAAGAACATTAATATGGATGTTAGATCAGCTTCTCAATCTGTTTCAAAAGACGGAATGAAGATACGCCCTGTAAGTAGTAATGATAGACACGAAAATGGTAGAGGACTCAAAATTAGAAGTAGTAAAAAAAATTAATTTAAAACATTCAAAATGGCAGTAAATTTAACACCAGGATTTGACTTGCAGCCAAGTGCGCAACAAACTCCATTATCAACAAACTATATCACTAACTTTGATTTTTTGAATCAGTATCTTCCTGATACTTACGAAAAAGAATTTGAACGTTATGGAAATAGATCAGTAGCATCATTCTTAAGAATGGTTGGTGCTGAAATGCCTTCTAACTCTGACCTTATCAAATGGGCTGAGCAAGGAAGGTTACACACTAAATACCAATCTTGTACTTCTGCATCAGCAGCAGCAGCAGTTGACGGTATTTGGACAATTCCAGGGATTGGAGCAGCTCCAGGAGTAGGAGCAAACAACCCTACTAACTTTAACCCGCAACTAAATGCCAATTCTGGTACTTTAGCTACGCTTAGAGTAGGACAGACTGTAATGATTTCTGACAACACGCCAGGATCTACATTGCAAAATAAAGCGATTATCAAAACAGCTCCGACGCCAGCAGCGCCAGGGACTTTTACGGTAGCGTATTATGATGCAGGTGGACAAGCGGTAGTAGCAAATACAAGTTGTGATATCTTTATCTATGGTTCTGAGTTCGCAAAAGGAACTAACGGAATGGTAGGTTCTAATGAGTCTGATGACTTTATCTTCGACAACAAGCCAATTATTATCAAGGACAAATATTCTGTTTCTGGTTCTGACATGGCTCAAATTGGATGGATTGAAGTTACAGGTGAAAACGGTGCAACTGGATACCTATGGTATTTGAAATCTGAACATGATACAAGACTTCGTTTTGAAGATTACTTAGAAACAGCTATGGTGGAAGCAGTTCCAGCAGCAGCAGCTTCTGGTGCAGCAGATTTCTTACAAGGTGTAGGAGTTGGTGCAGGTGCAGCAAACCTTTCAGGTTCTGACGGTATCTTCCACGTAGTAGGAAATAGAGGAAATGTTTTCGGTGGTGGAAACCCAACAACTTTAGCTCAGTTTGATCAAGTGATTCAAAGACTTGATAAGCAAGGTGCTATTGAAGAAAACGTAATCTTTGTTAACAGACAATTCTCATTCGATATCGACGATATGTTAGCTGCTCAAAACTCTTATGGAGCGGGTGGAACATCTTATGGTCTTTTTGACAATGATAAGGATATGGCGTTGAACTTAGGTTTCACAGGATTCCGTAGAGGTTATGATTTCTACAAGTCTGACTGGAAATACTTAAACGATCCTACAATGAGGGGTGGTCTTGAAGCTGGAAAAATCAACGGACTTTTAGTTCCTGCTGGTTCAACTACAGTTTACGATCAAATCTTAGGTAAGAACGCTAAGCGTCCTTTCTTACATGTTCGTTATAGAGCTTCAGAAACTGAAGACAGACGTTACAAAACTTGGATTACTGGTTCTGCTGGTGGTGCAAGAACTAACGATCTTGATGCAATGGAAGTTAACTTCCTTTCTGAAAGAGCTGTATGTACTTTAGGTGCAAACAACTTCTTCTTATTTCAAGATGCATAGACAGTAAATTACTAAGGAGGGGTGCTAACCCGCCCCTCTTTTTTTTATATAAATCAAATTAAATCATATTATAATGGCAAAACAAAAAGAAAAGTACGAGAACAAAGCTTATAGGCTTTCAGGTGAACAGCATCCACTTTCATATATGCTATCATCAAGACATTCACAAAGATCTCCTTTATTACATTTTGACGAAAACAAGGGTATTAATCGCCCACTTCGTTATGCAAGAAATCAGAAGTCTCCCTTCGAGGATGAGCAAGATGGAAATGCAATCCTAGAACCAATTGTGTTTGAGGATGGAATGTTGATCGTTGAAAAACAAAATCAAGCATTACAATCATTTTTACATTATCACCCTAGCAATGGGATGGTATTTGAAGAAATTAATAACTCTCGAGATGCAGCTATAGAGCTGGAATGGGTAGAGAAAGAATTAGAGGCTCAAATAGAGGCTAAAAGAATAACAACTGACGTAGACAGGTTAACTTCTGTATCTAGAGTCTTAATGGGTAATGGTGTGGATAACATGACTATTCCTGAATTAAAAAGAGATATTCTTTTGTACGCTAAAGCTAGGCCAGAGGATTTTATGAATACCATAAATGATCCTATGTTGGAGTTAATGGATACTATTCATCAGTTTATGATGGCAGGATTCTTAGCTTATAGAAACAACAATAAAGATGTGTACTATAACCTTGTCAACAACAAGAAGAAAATGCTTACAGTTCCTTACGGAGAAGATCCGTATTATATTATAGGTTCTTTCTTGCAATCAGATGAAGGTTTAGAGGTATACAAGCTTTTAAATAATAAGTTGAAAAACAGTAAGTAATTATATTTCCCTTAACTAAGAAAAGAGCTGCCTGAAAATGGTGGCTTTTTTTTTGTATATTTGTTGACAGTAACTATCATATAGGTAGTTTTTTTACTAACTAAAATTTTTATAAAATGGCAAAATTTCTCCAAGTAGATACAGCATCTAATGGCAAATTAGTTATCCCTGCAACAGATGTTGTTTGGGTAAACACACCTGGTTCTCCATGGACGAGTACCGAGGTTTATTTAATGAATAACGGAACACTTGATGTGGTAACCGTTACCCATGCTGCGGATTCCGCTGCAATTGTAATGATCGCATATATTCAAGACAAACTTGTTGAAGCGGCTCAAGGTAAATGGTCTGAATCTTTTCTTAATATTACCGATGGTTCTCCATTAGTGATTTCTAACGTAACTATTTCTTAAACCCCAGAAACCATGACAAAATACTTCAATATTTACACGAACGGAGCAACCAAGGCGTTGCTTAACGCGAACAGGATCAAAGCAATCAACCAAACAAGCACTACCACAACAGTAATCTCTTATAATGGAGCTGCTGCTGCGGATGTGATTACTATTACTCATGCCGCAGATGCGTCAGCGGTAGCAGTTCAGAATTTCTTGGTTGGACATCTTCAAACATTAATGTCTACTTCATATACGAACGCAGCGCCAGTGGTTACTTTACCATACGCATACGTAAGTATAGCAGTGGCATAGAACGTTTTAAGAATAATTTATAAGAGGAGGTTTACAAAAAAAGTAAGCCTCTTTTTTTTTACTATCTTTGTAAAAAGAATAAATTATGCCTATTAACGACGTAAGAAATACAGTGTTGGCTATAGCTAATAAAAACAACTACGGATATATATCTCCCGCTGATTTTAATCTATATGCAAAGCAAGCTCAAATGGATATGTTTGAGGATTATTTTTATCAATATAATAATCAATTAATAAAAGAAAATCTAAGACAATCAGG